CCATGAGCGCCCTCGTTTCCCTCGACACCGCGCGCGCCGCCCTCGACGCAGAGCGGGTCCGCCGCGGAGGGTTCCGCGAGTACATCCGGCGCGCGTGGCACCTCGTGGAGCCCGCCGCGCTCAAGTGGAGCTGGCACCTCGACGCCGTTGCAGAGCACCTCGAAGCGGTGCAGCGCCGCGAGCTCCGCGAGCTGGTCATCAACGTGCCACCGGGCACCTCGAAGACCCTCCTCGCGTCGGTGCTCTTTCCCGCATGGGTCTGGACCCTCGACCCCACGCACCGCTTCATCACCGCGAGCTTCAACGACCGGGTGATTCTCCACAACGCGCGGCGCGCGCGCACCCTCGTGGACTCCCCGTGGCACCGCGCGCGCTGGCCCTCGGTGGCGTTCCCCTCGGGCGCGTCCGCCTCGAAGGCCGTGGACTTCTACGCCAACACCGCGGGCGGGTGGCGCTACTCCGTCACCGTGCGCGGCGCCGTCCTCGGGATGCACGCGGACACGCACGTGGTGGACGATCCGATTGACCCACAGGGCGCGGCGCTCCCCTCGGGCGTGGAGCTCGAAGCGGTCCTCTGGTGGCATCACGAGACGATGGTGACGCGCTTCCGTGACCAGTCCTCCTCCGCTCGCGTGCTCGTGATGCAACGGCTCCACGAGCGCGACCTCTCCGCCGAGATGACCCGCAACGGTGCCACGGTGCTCTGTCTCCCGATGCGTCACGAGCGCGCGCACCCTCACCGCTTCGCGCGCGACCCGCGCACCGTCGAAGGGGAGCTCCTCGCGCCCGAGCGATACCCCGCGGAGGTGGTGGACCGACTCACCGCGAGCCTCGGGCCGTACGGCACCGCGGCCCAACTGCAACAGCGCCCCGCACCCGCGGGCGGCGGCATCTTCCGCGTGGAGTGGCTCCGCCGCTTCTGGGTGGACCTCCCGCGAGACCTCCAGCTCGAGCTCTCGGTGGATGCGAGCTTCAAGGGCGGGCCGTCCTCGGACTTCGTGAGCCTCCAGGTGTGGGGGCGGAGCGGCGCGGACTTCTACCTGGTGGACCGCGTGTGCGAGCGCATGGACCTCCCGCGCACGTGCGACGCGATCGTCGCCCTCTGCGCGCGGTGGCCGCGCATCGGCGCGAAGATCATCGAGGACAAAGCCAACGGCCCCGCCGTGGTGCAGACGCTCCGCGCCCGCGTCGGTGGCCTTCTCCTCCTCGAACCCGACGGAGGTAAGGAGGCGCGCGCGCACGCCGCGGCCCCGTACTTCGCCGCGGGGAACGTCCTCCTCCCTCACCCCGAGCGCGCCGTGTACCCCGACGGCCGACGCGGCGCGGTGTGGCTTCGCGGCGGTGTCGTGGACCTCGCGCGCGACGCCGCGGAGGGGAGCTACGAACACGCGTTGCTTGGGTTCCCCACGGCGCGCCACGACGATGACGTGGACGCGACCACGCAATACATCAACCACGCCGCGCCCTCCTACAGCGCGCGGCTTCGCGCGGCGATGGCCGCAGTAGGGCCGACGAAATGAACCTCGTGGAATCGATCAAGGGCGCCATGAAGCGCGCCAACGGGTGGGCCAACCTCTTCACGGCGATGGGCGCGAACCCCGATGACGTCGGGGGCAACCGTCAGAGCTACAGCTTCTCCCCCAACGCCCGCCTCGGGCCTGCGATGCTGGACACGCTGTACCACGAGGACCCCTTCGCGGCGCGCATCGCGGAGGCCGTCCCGAAGCACGCGCTCCGCCGCGGATTCACCGTGAAGGTGCCCGGCGACGAGACGGCGGAAGCGGCACTCAACAGCCTCCATGAGGACCTCCACACGGCGGAGCGCATTCGCGAGGCGTGGACCTTCGCGCGCGTCGAGGGAGGCGGCGCTATCCTCCTCGGCGCGGACGATGGCCTCGACGCCGCGGAGCCCCTCAACGTCGAGGCCCTCCGCGGCGTGCGGTGGCTCGCGTCGCTCACCTCGCGCGAGCTCTGGGTGGAGTCGTGGGATACGGACCCGTCGAGCGCGCGCTTCGGGGAGCCCGAGGTGTACCGCCTCCAGCGCATCGGTGGCGGAGGAGGGAGCGACACGCGCGCGGTCCATCACTCGCGGATCGTGCGCTTTGAGGGACTCCCCACGACGCGCCAGCGCCGCAACCAGCTCCGCGGGTGGGGGGAGAGCTACCTCCAGCGTGCCTATTCGATCCTCCAGGAGTGGAACGGGGCGCACATCGCGGTGGGGGCGTTGTTGCAGGATGCGTCGCAGGGCGTGCTCAAGTTCAAAGACCTGATGTCCCTGATGGCCTCGGACCCCACGGGCCTCATCAAGCGCCGTCTCGAGGTGATGGACCTCGGACGCAGCGCCGCGCGGAGCATCATCCTCGACGCGGACGGGGAGAGCTTCGAGCGCACGGAGGTGGGCGCGCTCTCGGGCCTCCCCAACATCCTCGACCGGATGAGCCTCCGCCTCTCGGGCGCGTGCGAGATCCCGGTGAGCATCCTCCTCGGACAGGCCCCCGCGGGCATGGACGCCACCGGGGAGGCCGACATGGAAGCGTGGCGGGACGCGGTGGACGCGGAGCGTCGCACGGTCCTCCGCCCCGCCCTCGCGCGCATCACGCGCCTTCTCCTCCTGTCCTCGGGTGGGCCGACGCGCGGCGTGGAGCCCGAGGGATGGACCATCGACCTCCCGCCGCTCCGCGAGCCCTCCGAGACGGAGAAGGCCACGCTCCGCAAGGCCGTCGCGGACACGGACGCGGTGTACATCACGCAACAGGTGGTTACGCCCGAGGAGGTCCGCGCCGCGCGCTTCGCGCCCTCGGGGTGGTCGATGGACCTCGTGGTGACGCCCGAGGCGCCGATGATCGCGCCCGGCGCTCCCCCGGCGAATGACGTCGAGGAGGAAGACCCCGCGAACCCGTCGCTCCCGGCCGCGGGCGACGCAGAGAAGGCGGTGGCGTGATGGAGCCCGTACGACACCCGCCGAACCTCGAAGCGTGCGGCGACGACGCGAGCGGGTTCAACGTCAACCACATCGACGGCGCGGGCAACCGCTGGCCCGTGTGCTCATGCGAGGCGGTTCACCTCACCGCGGAGGACGCGCTCGGCTGCGCGCGCGCACACCTCACCGTCGCGGGTCGCAGGGCCTTCGAGACCTACAACCACGCGGTGGGCGGCGTGACGTGGAACGGCCTTCCCATCCCCGGATGGGACGCCGTCACCGAGCACGTCCGCGACGGGTGGCGCGTCGCGGCCCTCGCGGTGCGCATGGGACAGACGCTCCGATGACACCGAGGCGCGCACCTCCTCCGCGCCCTCGCCCGACGGGGCGCCGCGGTGTCCCCTCGGGCGTGCGCGCCGTTCCCCCCGTGGGCGCCGCGCGCACCTACGCCCGCGCGCTCGTGGCGTGGGATCGCGCCGTGTCCGAGCGCATCACCGAGGAGTTCCGCGCCGCGGGTCTCCTCCCGGCTCGCGCCAACGCGGGCGCGGACGGCGGCCCCTCGGAGATCGTTCGCGCGCTCGACGTGGCCGTCGCGTCGAAGCGCCTCCGCTCACTCCTGCGCGCCCTCCTCCTCGGGCTGCAACACCCGCTCGACGTCCTCGACGTGGTGAGCTCGCGCGTGGCCGCTCACACCGAGCGCGAATGGTCGCGCCAGCTCGCGGCCCTCGGGGTGAAGCTCGATGACGTCGCGCACCCGAACATCAACATCCTCCGCGCCCTCTGGCGCCAGCACAACGCGGACCTCATCAAGAGCCTGACGGTGGCGAAGGTGGACCGGGTGAGGCGCGTCCTCGAAGAGTCCCCCGGATCGCGCGTGGAGGACCTCGCAGACCGCATCGAGGCGGAGACCGGCGCGTCGCGCTCGCGTGCGGAGCTCCTCGCGAGGGACCAGACCTTGAAGCTCGCGGGACAGGTGACGCAGGCCCGGCACCAGGCCGCGGGCGTCGTGGAGTACATCTGGCGAACCTCGCTCGACGAACGCGTCCGCGCGTCACACAAGGCCCTCGACGGCACGCGCCAGCGGTACAGCCTCCCGCCCATCGTGGACGCGAAGCGCGGGCGACGCTGCGCGCCCGGCGCGGACTACTCCTGTCGGTGTACGGCAGACCCGATCCTCCCCGGCCTCGACGCGCTCAACGCCATCGCTGCGACGCCTCGCGCGGCGTGACGCGGTTACGTGCCGCGCGGCGCTCGACGGGCGCCACGAGGCGGCGCTACATCAACACCCGTTCGCCTCCTCTGGTGGTCGCTCCTCCTCCCTCGACGCAGACAACGGCCCTGAGAGTCCCCCTGCTCTCGGGGCCGCGGTCTTTCTGGCGCCCGGTGTGTGCCGCGGTTACGTGGACCCCGCGCGTTGATCCGCGCGCGCGTGCGCCCGCACCCTTCGGGCGTGTCCGATCGCGTCCACCGAACGAACTTCGCCGGGGCCACCTCGAAGGTGCGCCCGTCCCCTGTGGGCGGCGGCGTGCTCGTGGACGCAGCGGTGGCGCGCGTCGGTGTGCTCCGCTACTCGGACGCGTCGGGCCGCGAGTGGTTCGAGCTCCTCCCGGAGGAGGAGGTGTTCTCCGCGGCCTCGACGGACACGCTCCGCGGCTCCGCGGTGACCATCGATCACCCGCCCTCGATGGTCTCCGCCTCGACGTGGCAGACGCTCTCTGTGGGCCACCCCGCGGGCGACGCCTCGCGCGACGGTGACCTCCTCCTCCTCCCGCTCGCGGTGCAGGCCGCGGACGCGGTGGAGAAGGTCAACGCGGGCGAGCTTCACGACGTGAGCACGGGCTACACGTGCCGCGTCGAAGCGACGCCGGGGACGTGGCGCGGGGAGCGTTACGACGCGATCCAACGCGAGCTCCGCTACAACCACGTCGCGCTCTTGCCCGAAGGTGCAGGGCGCGCGGGGACAGAAGTTTCGCTCCGCCTGAACGGTGGGGCAGTCGAAGTGCGCGCCAACAGCGCACAGGAAGGCCACACCATGGCAGACGACGCAAAGAACGAAGCGAAGGCCGCGCAGATGCCCCAGGGCGCCGCGCCGAAGGCCAACGCGGAGACCGAGCACGCGCAGGAGCTGGCGGGTCTCAAGGCACAGCTCACGGCGGTGACGCAGGCCCTCACCGCGGCCACCGCGAAGATCGCCCAACTCGAGGCCGCGGAGCAGGCGGAGCCCGAGCCGGGCAAGGTCAACGACAGCATCTCGGAGGAGATGGTCCCCGAGGCCGTCAAGAACAGCATCGCGGAGAAGCGCCTCGCGCTGTGGGGCATCGTCTCGGACGTGCTCGGGCGCGGCGTGAAGCTCAACGGCAAGAGCGAGCGCGAGCTCAAGGAGCTCGTGGCCGCCAAGATCCTCGGCGACGAGAAGATCGCGCGCGACCTCCCCATGGCGAACCTCGACGGGATCCTTCTCGGGGCCACCTCCGCGGCGCGCGCCAACGGCTCCACCTCGGGCCTTCGCGCCCTCGGTGAGACGATCGCGCCCCGCGTCAACGCCAACACCTCGCAGACGCCCGCCCTCTCGCCCTTCGAGCGCTCGCAACAGGCGGCGTCGAAGGCGTGGGATCGCTCCAACCGCAACACCGGCACGAAGGGGGACCGCTGAACATGGTCGTCCAGAGCATTTACTCGCTCCTGCCTCAGCTCGCGGTCCCCGGTCAGGTGGACCAGAACTTCGAGGCGCGCAACATCAAGTCGCGCATCGCCGCGCTGGCCCTGACCACGGGTCTCCTCGCGTGCCTCACCTCGGGCGCCTCGACGGTGCGCCACCTCGGGCCTGTCGCCACGAGCGCGACCGCGATCCTCGCCACGGGCGGAGCCTCCGCGGCGACGCCGCAGACCATCTCTGGCGCGGCGCTCAACGGCGCCATCGGCGCGACGACGATGCGTCAGGCTCGCTCCGTCACCGTCACCCTGAGCTCGCACACGGATTGGGACGCCTCGACCGCGATCCTCACCGGCAAGGGCGTTAACGGGGAGACGATCACCGAGAGCCTCACGATCCCCAACAACGGCAACGCCACGCTCACGAGCACGAACCTCTACACCGCCGTGACGTCGCTCTACATCCCCGCGCAGACGGGGGCGGGCGGCACCTTCACGATGGGCATCGGCGACGCCCTCGGGCCCATCAACGCGTGCGCCGCGGGCATCGTGACGTTCTCGCCCTCGCGCTCCTCGCTCACCATCTCGGCCGGTGAGGTCGCGTCGCTTCTCAGCCAGGGCCGCGCGTGGGTCAACTCGGAGGACGCCGTGGCCGAAGGCGGACCCGTGTACGTGCGCATGACCGCGGGCGACGGCGAGTACGTCGGCGCGCTCCGCGGCGCCCCCGACTCCACCGACTGCGCGCTCCTCCAGGGCGCTCGATGGGCCACCACCACCGCCGCCGCGGGCCTCGCGCTCGTGGAGCTGAACCTCCCGTGAGGAACACCAACACCATGAGCAGCCACAAGCCCGCCTCACGCAAGCCCCTCGAAGAGCAGGGCGCGGACATCTTCTCCGACCGCTTCACGCGCACCAACGCGGCCCCGGAGGGGGCCCCGCTCGACGCGAGTTCGCTGGACGAACGGCTCGAGGAGTTCGGCGCCATCGCGGAGCGTCTCAACTCCTCGGCGCCCCGTTCGATCCGCCTCAACGCGACGGGCGTCCTCCTCCTCGCGCGACAGCTCGAAGAGCTCGATTCGAAGCTTTACGAGGTGAAGTTTCCCGGCATGATCGCCACTGAGGTGGTGCCCCACAAGACGGGCATCGACCCGGGCGCGGAGAACTACACCTACCAGTCGATGGACCTCAGCGGACGCCCGCGCCGCGCGAGCGCGCAGAGCACCGATTCGCCGGACATCACCGTCGCGGGCGCCTCGGACACGCAGGGCCTGTTCTCCTACCACGCGTCCATCTCGTGGACCGTGCAGGAACTCCGCCGCTTCACCATGGCGGGCTTCGGCATCGACACGGTGAAGACCAACGGCGCCCGCAAGGTCTTCGCGCTGAACCAGGAGCAGATCATCTGCACCGGCGACAGCGAAGTGGGCATGACGGGCATCGCGAACAACGCGAGCGTGAGCCTCGTGACGCCCATCACGGGCTCGTGGGCCACCCCGGCGACGGCGGATCAGGTCTACGCGGACGTGGCGAAGCTCATCAACGCGGTGTTCAGCGGCTCGAAGGGCATTCACACGCCCAACCAGGTGCTGTTCCCGCCCACGCTCTGGGTCATCATCAAGACCCTCCGCTTCTCGAACACCGGGATCACCGTCCTCCGCTTCCTGCGCAAGGAGCACCCGGAGATCGACTTCCGCCCGTGGCCGTACCTCGAGACGGCGGGCGCCGCCTCGGTGCCGCGCATCCTCTGCGGTGAGGTGAGCCCTGAGAACGCGGAGGCCCTCGCCCCCGTGGTCTTCGAGAGCTTCGCGCCGCAGATCGTGGGGACCACGTACAAGGTCCCCCTCCACCAGCGCTTCGGCGGCGTCGTGGTTCGCTACCCCGGCGCGTACCGCTACATGGACGGGTGCTGAGATGCGCGTCCGCAACCTCCACACGTCCGCCGTGGACGACATCGCGCCCGGCGCGGAGGGCGACCTCCCCGACTCGGGCGCCGTCCGCAAGCTGGTCGAAGCGGGCCTCCTCGAAGTCCTCGACGGCGGGCCGTCCTCGGGCGGTCTCCGCCGCGCGCCCACGCTCGAAGAGGGCCTCTCGATGCTCGAAGAGATCGAACACCGGGGCGCGCGTATCCGCGAGCTCGAGGCGCGTGTCGCGGAGCTCGAAGCCGCGGCGACCAAGAAGCCCGCCAAGAAGCCCGACCCCGCCCCCTCGGAGGGATGACCCGTGACGGTGACCGCGGCCACGCTCAAGGCCCGCTGGACGGAGTTCGCTCCGACCTCGGATACGATCGTGACCGCGGCCATCGCGGAGGCCGCGCGCTCGTGTGACGTGGCCGTCTACGGCACCACGTACGACGACGCGGTGATGTACCTCGCGTGTCACCTCCTCGCGATTTCACCGCAGGGCGCCGCCTCTCGCCTCGACGGCGGGGGCGCGCCCTCCTCCCCCTCCTCCGCAACCGCAGACCTCGGGCGCACCACCTACGGCGCGTCGCTCCTCCGCCTCATGCGCTCGCGCGCGGGTGGCGCGTGGACGATCGGAGCGTGGGGCCTGTGAACACCGTCCGCGACACCGACCACGGCGCGCGCGCCCTCCTCGCCCGCCTCGACGCGCGACGCGGAGTTCGCGTGCGCGTGGGCGTCCTCGATGACGCTGCGAAGCGCACCGAGGACGGCGAAGGGCCGATGACGCTTCTCGAGGTGGCCGCGGTCCATGAGTTCGGCGCGGGGCACGTCCCGCAGCGATCGTTCATTCGCGCGACCGTGGACGCCCGCGAAGCGGAGATTCACGACCTCCAGCGCGCCCTCTCGGTGCAGATCCTCCGTGGTGACGCGGAGGAGGACGTGGCCCTTGAGCGCCTCGGGGCGAAGGTCGCGGCCATGTGCCAGAACCGCATCGCGGAGGGCATCGCGCCCGAGCTGGCGCCCGAGACCATCGAGCGCAAGGGCTCCTCGAAGCCTCTCGTGGACACGGGCCAGCTCAAGGCCGCGATCACGTTTCGCGTGTACCGGGAGGGGTGATGGACTTCGCGACCATCGAGCCCGCCCTCTGCACCCTCGTGGCCTCGCTCCTCGGGCTCACGGGGTCGGACGCGGCCTGCGTCCAGTTCGAGAACGCCCCGCGCGTGCGCAACAACGGCGTGGCCGTGCTCCTCTCGTGGGTCTCGACGGGCAACGTGGGCAACGCCTCCGACGAGGAGCGATGGAGCTACACGGCCGACGCGGACCCGCTCCAAGAGATGCGCGTCACCGTCTCGGGCCCGCGCGCCCTCCGCCTCCAGGTGGCCGTTGAGACGCTGGACCAGCGTCCGGGCTACACCGCGCGATACGTCGCGGAGCGAGCCCGCGCGCGCTTCGCGTGGCCCTCCTCCCGCACCGCGCTCTCCGCCGTGGCCCTCGCCTTCGTGCGCGTCTCGGACGTGACCACCGCGGACCACCGCGTGGACGGCCGATGGATGCCGCGGAGTCTCTTCGAGGTGGCCTTCAACGGCGCGCACTCGGAGGAGGATGAGGCCGCACGCACCTCCTACATCGCCACGGTGGAGGTGACGGCCACCGTCACGCGCCCCGACGGCACCACCGTTACCCCTTCGTCCCTCCAGCCCTCGGGTGATGCACCATGAGCATCGAAAGCATCTTCAACGTCTCGGTTTCCTCGACGTCGCGCACCCCTTCGCGCGCGGGCTTCGGGACCGCCCTCCTCCTCGCTCACCACAGCCTCTACGCCGCGCGGGTGCGGTCGTACTCCTCGCTCGCGGGCATGGTCTCGGACGGGTTCAAAACGCGCGACCCGGCGTACAAGATGGCGGCGGCGGCGTTCGCGCAGAACCCCCGCTCCGGCTCGGTGAAGATCGGGCGCCGCGGCAACGCCTTCACGCAGGTGGTGAACCTCACCCCCTCGACGCCCGTCGCGAGCGAGCTCTTCGCCGTGAAGGTGGCCGGGCTCGAAGCGAGCTTCACGGCGGACGCTTCGCCCACGGTGGCCGAAGCCTGCACCGGCATCGCCGCGGCCATCAACGGACTCGCGGACGCCGATGCGATCATCGCCACGGGCGCGAGCACGGCGGGGACGCAGACGCTCACGGGCGCGAGCCTCGACGGCGTGACGGGCGGCGCCTCGATGGCCGTCGCGCGGATGCTCTCGTTCGCCTTCTCCTCCCACGCGGATTGGGACGCGACCACGATCACCGTCACCGGCCGCGACGTGGACGGCGCGACGATCACCGAGACCTTCGCCGTGCCCAACGGCGGCGGCTCCACGGTCAACGGCACCAAGCACTTCAAGCGCGTGGTGTCGGTCGCGATTCCCGCGCAGAGCGGCACGGGCGGGACGTTCACGATGGGCGTTCGCGCGCCCGTCACCGCGGACGGTTCGAGCACCACGCACGTGGCCTGCACCTCCATCGAGGGCCAGCTCCACAGCTTCGAGATGGTGACCTCCAACCTCTCGCCCGAGGTGGTGACCACGGACCCCGGCGTGGAGGCGGACCTCGCGGCCTGCTACGCGGCGGACCCCGACTTCTACGGCGTGGCGCTCGACTCCAACGGCGCGGCGGAGATCGAAGCCGCGGCGGCGTGGGTGGAGGCCAACGGGAAGCTCCTCGTGGTGCAGACCGCGGACGCCGACGTCCTCGACGCGGAGGTCTCCGACGACATCGCGAGCACGCTCAAGGATGCGAGCTACGGGCGCACCTTCACGCTCTACCACCCGAAGATCGCCACGTCGGATTCGTGGATCGCGGTGGCGATGCTCGGGTCGCGCCTCCCCGCGACGCCCGGCTCCGACACGTGGGCCTTCAAGACGCTCGCGACCGTGAGCCCCTACGCCCTCACCGACGCGCAGACCGCGACGCTCGAAGCGAAGAACGTCACCTGGTATCAGACCCTCGCGGGCGTGGCCGTCACCTACGGCGGCAAGGTCGCGGCGGGCGAGTGGGCCGACGTGGTGCGCTTCCTCGACAAGCAACGCGCGACGCTGCGCGAGCGCCTCTACGCCCTCCAGCTCGCGGGCCAGAAGCTCCCCTACACCGACGCGGGCATCTCCGCGGTGCGCGCCGAGATCGCGGCGACCATCAAGGAAGGCCAGCGCGACGGCGGATACGACCCGGCCGCGGCGCCCACCATCGACGTCCCGAAGGTGGCCGACGTGAGCGCCGAGGACCGCGCCGCGCGCACGCTCCCCGGCGTCTCGTGGTCCATGCGACTCGCGGGCGCCATCCACTCCATGACCGTGACCGGCGTCGCCACGCCCTGAGAGGACCAGCACCGTGAAGACCTATGACCCCAACAGCGTGGACGTTTCGGTGGGCGGGCTCCTCGTCAAGAGCGGCCTCGCGCCGGACGGAGACTTCGTGTCCGTCGAACCGAGCGGCCCCGACTTCGAACTCAAGCAAGGCATCGACGGCGAAGCGGCGCGCGTCTACAAGTCCGGCTCGAAGACCGGGAAGGCCGTCGTGCGCGTGATGCACACGAGCGAGGGCAACAACACTCTGAACGCCCTCCGCGCCCTCGACATCGCGAGCCCCAACGGCGGCGGCATCGGCGCGTTTCAGATCCTCGACCGCTCGGGTGGCCTCGTGGTGGAGGCGGAGTCCGCGTGCGTCGAGGGCATCCCGAAGGTGAGCCGCGGCGGTGAGGTCGGTGTGGTGGAGTGGACCCTCCTCCTCGCCAACTGCACCTGGAACGTCGAGGGCAACGCCAATGCGTGAGCCGGAGTCGCGAGACATCGAGGGTGTCACCTACGTGGTGACGCCCCTCCCCTCCTCGAAGGGAATCGCCCTGACCCTCCGCCTCGGGCGCATCCTCGGGCCGACGCTCGCGGAAATCACGAAGCTCGCGGGCCAGAGCGACGAGGACGTGAAGGGTCGCGGGCTCGCGATCATCGGACGCGCCGCGGAGGGCCTCCTCGAGCGCGCGACGGACACCGAGCTCCGCCTTGTGTGGGAGCCCCTCGCGGAGAACACGCGCGTGGACCTCGGAGGGAAGCGGCCCACGCTCCTCTCCGTCTTCGAAGTCCACTTCGCGGGGCGCCTCGACCTCTTCGCGCGGTGGCTCGCGTTCGCGCTGGAGGTGAACCTGGGCCCTTTGGGCGCGATGCTCGGGAACGTGAAGCCGCCCCTCGGCGCCGGCGGCGCGTCGGGGGCGTAGCGCTCCACCTCCCCGAGCGCATCCCGTGGGCGCTCCATCGGGTCGCGACGTCGAGGCGCTACACGGACGGGCTCGCGGTCATCTCGGAGCGGTGGAGCCTCGGTGATGTCCTCGACGCGTGCCGCGTGCTCGATGCGCTCGAAGACGCGGAGGCGGAGGCGCTCGAAAGGGCGCGGGAGAAGAATCAATGAGCGGCGCCCTTCGGCAAATCTTCGCGGAGTTCGGAATCGCGTGGGAGGGCTCCGCGCTCGAGCGCGGCGCTCGCCAGGTGGAGGGCGTTGCGGGTCGGGTGAAAGGCTTCGCCGCGGTCCTCGCGGGCTCTCAAGTCCTCGGTGCCATCAAGGGATTCGCGGACGCCTTCGAGGAGGAGGCGGGGCGCCTCGAAGACAACGCGCGCGCCCTCGACCTCACCACCGAAAGCCTCCAAGAGCTCCGCTTCGCGGCGTCGCAGGCGGGCGTTGACGTCGGCGCCGCAGATGCCGCGCTCGCCCGGTTCCAACAGAGCGTCGCGGGCGCCGCGCGCGGCTCGAAGGCCCAGGCGGACGCGTTCCGCGCCCTCGGGGTCAACGTGCGCGACGCCAACGGCAACGTGGGAGAGCTCGGAGACCTCATGGACGGCGTGGCCTCGGGCCTCGGTGCCGTCCAAGACCCGACGCGCCGCGCGCAACTCGCGGTGCAGCTCTTCGGCCGTGAGGGCGCGCGCCTCGCGACGATCATGCACGACGGCGAAGGGGGCCTCGCGGCGCTCCGCGCAGAGGTGGCGGAGCTCGGGGGCGGCGTGCTCCCCGAGGCCATCGAGGCGGCGGGCGCCTACGGCGATGCGATGGACCGGCAGCGCGTGGCATCGCAGGCCCTCCGCTCGGTGATCGCGGTGCAGCTCCTCCCCGCCCTCACGTGGCTCACCACCGCGGGGACGAATGCCGCGGCGTGGATCGTTCGAATGACGCGCGACACGAACACCCTCCGCGTGGTGATGATCGCGCTCCTCGCGCTCGCGGTAGCCCTCGCGGGGGTGCAGTTCGCCGCGAAGTGGGGCCCTGTCCTCCTCCGCCTGGGGAAGGTCGCGGGCGTCGTCGCGCTCCTCGCGCTCGCGGTAGATGACCTCGTGACCCTCTTCGAGGGCGGTGATTCTGCGATCGGGCGCCTCCTCGATTCGCTCGGTGGCCTCGGGACGCAACAGCGCTTCGTGACGGAGCTCAAACTCGCGTGGGAGGGCGTCACCGCCGTGGTCCACGACGTAGGCGCGGCGCTCGCGGACTTCTCGGTGCAGGCCGGAAGCGCCCTCGAAGCGCTCGGAGCTCGATGGACCGCATGGACCACGGGCGCGCGCGCCTCGGTGGACGCGATGGTGACGGCCATCCTCGACGCGCTTCGAAGCGTTGGCGTCCCCATCGATGCCATCGCCGGGCGCGTGGAACGCCTCCTCGGCGCGGTGCGGTCTGCGACCGGGCGCGCGCTCGACGCGGTGACCACACAGCCGGGCGACGCCGCGAGCGCCGGGACCTTCATGCGAGACCTCGTGAACCCGCGAGCGTGGGCGGAGGAGTGGCGCGGCGTGTTCGGTGGCGGAGGAGGCGGAGCGGTTCGCGCGGCGGCGCCCCCGGTCGTGACCCCACGCGTTCCCGGCCCTGCGTCCGTCACCCACCAGCGCAACGTGACCATCTCGCCCGGCGCCGTGAACGTGACCGGCGTGTCTGACCCCCACGAGGCCGCGCGTCACGCGGTGCGACTCATCACCGAGCGCGAGCGCGCGGCGCACGACGCGGCGCACCCGCTCTCTGGCGCGGAGGAGTGAGCCCATGCGCACGTTGATCGAATGGACCGACGCGAGCGGCGCCACGGTGCTCGTGGAGCTGGACGTGACCAACACCGAGGCCCACGAGGCCACCGCGGAGGTCACGGAGCATCCCGTAGAGGTCGGTGCCCCCGTGAGCGATCACGTCCGCCCCGGCAACCCCACGCTCACCCTCGAAGGGTGGGTCGCGCTCGCGCCCCTCGTGGTGCCTCGCGCAGACGCGGCGGCGCCGCTCACCGGCTCGGTGCGCGCGGCGACCTCGCGCGGCGTGACCCTCTCCGTCCTCCAGTGGGACACGGCCCTTGACCGGCGTCGCGTCGTGGACGCGCTCCTCTCCGCCGTCGTGGAGTCCTCGACACTGGTCACCGTGACCACGAGCCTCCGCACCACCACGGACCTCGCGGTGACGCGCTACCGCGTGGACCGCGCGGCGGAGACCTCGGGCGTGCTCGCGCTCACCCTCGACTTGACCCGCGTCCGCAAGGTCTCGACCTCGCGCGCGTCCGTTCCCGAACCCGCGCAGCGTCGAGGCCAGAACGCACGCCAGCGCGGCGCGCAACCGGCGCGACCGACGGACCGGCGCTCCACGCTGGCCCGGTCCCTCGACAGCGCGAGGAGCCTCCTCCCATGACCGAACTCCCATGCGCCCCTGACGGCGTCTCGCACTGGACGCAGCGCACCACCCTCGACGGCCGGGACTACCTCCTCACCTTCGACTGGTCCCAGAGGGACGGCTCGTGGAGCCTCACCCTCGCGGATCAAGACGGCGCGACGATCGCCACGGGGCGCCGCCTCTCGACGGGCTTTCCCCTCCTCCGCGAGGTGCGCGACGCGCGCCGTCCGCCTGGGGAGCTCGTGGTGGTGGACACACTCGCGAGCGACACGCGCGAGCCCGCGGACCCGACCTTCACGAGCCTCGGGGCGCGACACGCGCTCGTGTACCTCGCGGCCGGGGAGACCCTGTAGCGTGGAACTCTTCGGGCGCCGCGCACGCGTTCAGGTGGGGACGCTGGTCCTCGATGGCCTCGCGTGCGAGTTCAAGGTGAAGCGCACCACGAGGGCGCGCGCGGGTACCGCGGAGCTCACGGTCTACAACTTGAGCGAGGACCACCGCGCGGAGCTTCGCGGCCTGCGTCGCGCGCTCGTGGAGGTGCAGGCCGGTCACGCGACCTCGGGCCTCTCGATGCTCTTCCGCGGCGACTCGCGCAAGGTGGAGGTGGAGCGCGAGGGGACGGAGTGGAAGGTCTCCGTCACCGCGGGCGACGGGGAGTACAGCCTCCACACGGCGCGCGCGGTGCGATCGTTCGCGCCGGGGACTCGCCTCGTGGACGTGGTCGCCGCGTGCGCGGACTCGCTCGGGGTGGGCCGCGGGAACGCCCTCGACGCGCTCGCCTCCTCCTCCCGAACCTTCGCGACGGGAACCACACTCCAAGGGCTCGCGGCGGAGGAGCTTTCGGCGCTCCTCGCGCCCGACTTCGAGTGGTCCATCCAAGACGGCGTCCTCCAAGTCCTCCCGCGGGGCCGCGCGCTGCAACGCACCGCCGTGGTACTCTCCCCCTCGACGGGCCTCGTGGGCTCCCCGAAGATCGGAAAGGGCCGCGTGGTGAGCGCCGTGGCGATCATTCAACCCGACCTCCAACCGGGGCGTCTGGTGGACCTGCGCGCCTCGACCGTCTCGGGCGTGTACCGGGTGGAGGAGGTGGAGTTCGAAGGCGAGACGCACGGTACGCCGTGGTACGCGAACCTCCAGCTCCGGGAGCCCCGAGCATGAGCGCCAGACCCTACGCCCCCGACCTCCTCGACCTCCTCGACGCGACGCGCGACCGCACCGCGCAGACGATCCGCGGACCGATGCCCGGCCGCATCGAGCGGTACGACTCCGCGACGCAGACCGCGGACGTCCTCCCCCTCCTCCGCTCGCCGGTCACGCAACCGGACGGCTCGGTGGTGTTCGAAGACGCCCCCGTGGTCCCCGCGGTGCGCGTGCTCTGGCCTCGCGTCGGCGCGTGGGCGCTCACCGCCGCGCTGGTCCCCGGAGACACCGTGCTCCTCCTCCCGCTCGAAGGGAGCCCCGGCGCGTGGCTCGTGGGCGACGGCGGCGTCGCAGACCCCGAGGACCTCCGCCGTCATCACCTCGGGTCGTGTGTGGCGCTCCCCGGCCTCTACGTGAGCTCGCGGGCGCTCGCGCGCGCTGCACACGCCACCGGCACGGACGGCGCGCTCGCGGACACGGACGGGGCCGTGGTGCTCGGGAGCGACGAGGACGCCGCGCGCATCACGCTCCGCCCCTCGGGCGTCGTGGAGATCGCGCAAGGCTCCGCCGTGGTGGCGAAGATCGACGCGGACGGGACCGTGCACCTCGGCGGCGCCGCGGGCTCCCTCGTGGCCCTCGCGGAGCTGGTGGACGCGCGCCTCGCGTCGGTGCGGACGTGGCTCAACACGCACACGCACCCGACCCCGAGCGGCGCGAGCTCTGCGCCCACGGTGCCCCTCGGGCCGCAAGCGTCCGTCGCGGCCTCGAAGGTCTCCGCGGTCTGAACCCTCCAAGATTCTCGGAGAGTTCAGCTCTGGGGGCACCCGAACACGTAGACCTCCAGCGTCGAGGGCGCGGCGGCGCCGCACTCCTCCGCGGTCTGCGTCCCGAGGAAACGGAAGCTCTGGCGCGTCTGGCCCACCGAGCCGGGCGGCGCGTACACCGGGCCCCGCTCGAAGGTCGCGCCCACGGCCGAGAGCTCGAGCGCGGCGTTGTTCGGACACGCGAGCGAGGAGCTCCCCGCCGCGCCCTCGACGGCCGGGAACGTGATCCGCGCGCCGGTCATGGTGAGCGCCGCGGTGCGGCCTCCCACAGCGCGGACGCATCGAGCGCCGGGGACCAGCGCGAAGGGCGCACTGTCGCGGCGTGACCACACCTCCAGCCGGTAGAGGTGTTGGTCCAGGGGACCGGGCACCGTCACGCGCTCCACCGCGGCGTCGTCGGAGGGCGCGTCCTCGGTGACGTCGGCGCTCGCCTCGGGGCCTGCGTCGCCGGATGTAACGTCCGCGCCGTCAGTTGTAACGTCGAGCGCGTCCGCCGCGCCGTCCCGCGTTACATCGGCGTGATGCTCTGCGTCCGTCGAGGCGTCGGCGCTCGCGTCGGGCGTTGCTGCGTCCGTCGTTGCTGCGTCCGTCGGCGCTGCGTCGCCCGCGGCCGGGAGCGACGGGTCCGAGCCGCAACCGAGGAGCGCGAAGAGGAGGGCGAGGAGGAGGAAGGGCATCGAGGCGGAGGATACGGGCGGGCGGGGTTCGAAGTCACCGCTCCGTTGAAAGCCAACCACCCTCGTTGCGCCACCGGGCGAGCGTCGCGCGGTTCACTCCGAGGGCGTCCGCGGTGGCCGTCGGACCGTCCTCCTCCACCATGCGGAGAACGTCCGC